CGAATCCTGAGTACACCCTTACTGGTTGTTACCTTGAGACCGTGACGCCGATTAACGCAACCGTCGGTGAACTGTCAGTCGTTGAGGCCGTGTTCAAGGGTGGCACCTACGGTCGCGACATCGTGACACCGTAATCCGTAAACTGATCCAATCCCGACTAGGAGAACCATGAAATTAACACTTAGCGTCCGACTCACCGATGGTGAGACTTACCGAGTAATCACGAACCTGTTTGTGATCATTTCGTGGGAACGTAAATTCAAACGACGAGCATCAGATCTGAGCAGTGGGATCGGGATGGAAGATCTAGCGTTTATGGCTTACGAAGCCAGCAAACAACAAGGTCACCCGGTCCCAGTCTCATTTGATGAGTTCGTCAAGAAGTTAGAAGATCTAGAAGTTGTGGAGACTGAATCCGCAGTCCCTACGCAGGAGGCCACCGACGTCAGCTAGCAGCTCTGCTAGTTGAGACTGGGTTCTGGCCTCCACAAATAACATTCGAGACAGACGATCTGGCAACTTGTGTGCAGATCATCAACGAGCAGAGAAAGAAAACCTAATGGCTGCAGATCTGAGACTTGATACTTACGGTCTGCAAGACGCATTAAAGAAGATGCAGAAGATCAACCCTGCTATTCGTCGCACTCTGCTCAAAGACACAAAAGTCGCAGCTCAACCCCTGGTGGATCTGATCAACAGTCGAATCCCACAAACACCACCGTTAAGCGGGATGAATCACAACGGTCGTACTGGGTGGGGCAATGTCAAAAAGGTGCAGATCTCGTTGAATACTCGCAAGCCTCGCAAGGGTTCTGTCACTGCTGGCGCTGAACAGATTGCAGTGGTTCGTGTGGTCACTAAGGGTGCCCCTGTGGCGATCACGGACATGGCTGGGCGTGCTGGTGGCACTAAGTCGCGCCGAGAGTCAAAGTATCGCCGACCTAATTTTGCGTCAGCTCTTCAGGGCGAACCGTCGCGCTACATGTGGAAAAACGTGGATCAAATGGTCGCCGAAACTGAACGGGCTTTGAAGCCGATTATTGACCAGTTCATGGTTGATGCACAAAGAGAGTTCAACTGATGGCTATCAACCTCCCAATCATTTCTGAGTGGAATCCCAAGGGCATTGACAAAGCGATTGCCGACTTCAAGAAACTTGAGACCAACGGACAAAAAGCAGCGTTCGCAATCAAGAAAGCGGCAGTCCCGGCAGGGCTCGCTATCGCAGCTCTTGGCGCTGTCGCTTTTGATGCTGTCAAAGCGTTCGCCGAAGATGAAGCTGCAGCCGAAAAACTTGGTCTGACACTGCAGAACGTCACTTACGCAACCGACGCCCAGATCGCATCCGTTGAGCAGTTCATCACCAAAACTTCTATGGCGGCCGCTGTCGCCGACGATGAACTTCGCCCGGCACTCGACAAACTGGTGCGAGGCACTGGCGATGTTGCCCAAGCCCAAGATCTGCTCACTCTTGCACTCGACATAAGCGCGGGCACTGGCAAGGATCTAAGCGCAGTCTCTGACGCGCTCAGTAAGGCTTACAACGGCAACTTTACAGCCCTCAAAAAGTTAGACCCAGCACTGGCTTCGCTTATTGAAGAAGGCGCTGACGCCGACGAAGTGTTCGGTCGTTTGGGTGCAACATTTAAGAATCAAGCCTCAACTGCTGCGAACACGACCGCTGGTCAAATGAAAAACTTGTCAATTCAGATGGGCGAGTTTAAGGAGTCAATCGGCGCAGCTGTTGCACCGCTGATTCAGAAAATGCTTCCAGCACTTTTGAAGTTCTCAACATTTGCTCAGGAGAACACAAAACTTATTGTCATTCTTGGAGCCGTGATCGGCACGTTTGCTTTAGCAATTATTGGTCTTAACGCAGGCCTTGCAATTTACAACACGATTCAAGCCTTGACACTTGCACTAAACACTGCACTCACAGCATCGTTCTCGGCTCTTTGGATCGCTACTGGAGTCGTGGTCATTATCGCGATCATTGCGGCACTCGTTGCATTACAAGCGAAGTTTGACATTTTCGGAAAAGCTATTGATGGCCTTAAGGCTTACTTCATGGCTTGGTGGGGCGTCGTCCAGTTTGTGTTCAATGCAGTCAAAACAGGGTTTGCAGAATTGGCGGATCTTGGCAAGGCGATCTTTGACGGCATTGGCGGAGCGTTTAAGGGTGTTATCAACGCAGTCCTTTTTGCAATGGAAAAGGGCTTGAATTTTGCTATCAAGGGACTGAACACGATCCTTGACGGCATTGACAAAGCAGCTGGGCCGTGGGTCAACTTTGGAAGTATTCCAGAAGTTAAGTTGCCTCGACTCGCTGAGGGAGGCATCGTGACCTCGCCAACGATCGCAATGATTGGCGAAGGCAACGAACCCGAAGCCGTGATCCCGTTGTCAAAGCTAGGCAGTATGGGTGTCGGTGGTGGCGGTGGAAATATCACGGTGAATGTCACATCAGCGAACCCTGATGATGTTGTGGCAGCTCTACAGCGTTGGGTGCGTAACAACGGTTCACTAGCTTTAGCGACTACCGCAGGTGTTAGGTTCTAATGGCTTTTGATCTTGTTTGGAAAGTTGAGTTTGGTGATATTGGCGGACTGTTTGATATCACCAGTTTGGTGTTTGATACGTCTATTGACATGAACGCCAACATAGGTTCTGCAGGCCGCACTACTTGCCAAATCACTTTAAACAACAACGGCGGACAGTTCACACCGGGCGGGGCTGGCACTTACGGTTCAGTTGACTGGTTCAAACAAGCAATCATTGTTTCGTGTACTGGCGGTGGCCTAACTGAATATGCGTTTGTCGGTTTGCTACAAGACTTTGACATTGACCAGAAATCAACAAAAGAGTCAACCGTAACAATTATTGCTTTAGATTTCTTGTCGATTGCTGGCAGGTCATCAAACCAATTAACTGACCCATCAGGCGGCAATTTACTCAGGTTAAACGAGTTTATTGACTCGTTTTTTAACCCTGCCTACGGTTACGCCCAACCAACTGCAACACCGACCATGGGTTCAACAACTGGTTTGAACTCACGGGTCACGGCGACAATGGTGACAAACACAATCTCAGCTGTACGAACTACTCTTCTTCAGGCTGGCACTTTGGGCGACTGGTTAAACAATCAAGGTTTACCTTCGGCCCCCGGTACTTGTTTCATGACCGACTACACCATCACAGCCGACAGATGGTTTTGGAATTGTGCCGTCATAGATTCATCATTAAACAGAACAACTAACGCTTACACCACAACAATTGTTGACGGTTCAGCAGCTCTAACTTCAGGGCAAATTGCTTTCAACAATATTGACGTAGGTTTTCAACTAGACACTTTGACAAACCAATGTTTGGCAAGCCCAAACTCAGGTTCAGCGGCTACAGCAGTGACGGTAATTAACAACACGTCACAAAACAAATACGGTGTCAGAAATAGGTCATACACAACCCTTATACCATCAACTGCGTATGCCCTGACAATTTACAACAACCAGTTTATGAATACAGTTGCTAACTTTTGGGCTAACCGTTACGGCGAAATGCGTTATATCCCGTACCGTCTTGTCACGACGTATTCGACGTTGCGTGGCAGGGCCGTTGATGATGGTGTTGCTATGCAAGCGTTTGTTCGTTTGCTGTCAGCCAAAACAGCGTTATGGAACCGTCAAGCAATCACCTACAAAGGTGCCGGGATGTCGTCGTCTCAGACAACTCAGACAGTTACCACGGGCCGTAAGATTATGATTACACCGTCAGATACCAGAGTTGAATTGACAGTTGTTTCGGGTCTTGACAACCAATCATTTGAATTAAACAGTTCTATATACGGAATACTCAACACGAATCGTCTTGGGTAAAGGAGAAAATATGACCTATCCGACTTTCAACTCAGGCGATGCCCTGACAGCTGCGGAAATGAACGCAGTGGGTTTGTGGCTTGTCAAGTCACAGACGATTGGTACGGCTGTGTCTAGCGTAGGTGTAACTGCTGCATTCTCATCAGACTATGAGGATTATTTAATCACTGTGACTGGTTCAAGCGTTTCAGCCAATCAACCGAACCTACTAATTCGAGTTGGTTCAACTACTTCAGGATATTTATACGCAGGAAACTATGTTGGCTACACCAGTGCCACAGTTACGGGCGATGCAACAACTACTGGCACAGGTTTTGTGATGGGTGCTTGTGGCAACGGTACATCAGGCGGCGGAACTACGCATATGGCAGTTACTGTTAGACAACCATTTGTTACGCAAGCAACAATGTTTAACGCCGCTAACGCTTCTATTTCATGGTCATCTTTTTACAACGGCGTAATGAACAACGGCACTTCATACACAGCGTTTACAATTTTGCCGACATCAGGAACATTGACAGGCGGAACAATCCGCGTCTACGGATACAGGACATAACCATGACCCCCGAAGAATACAAAGCCCTCTACCCACAAGA